GATCCTGCTCGCGATGTCTTCGCCGTCCGACCCGCCTCCCTGGACGATGATGTCCCCGAAGGTGGCCTGTAGGACCAGGCTCCGACCGCCAGCCGCAACCGACACGGGGCCCGATGCGTTAGGTACCTGATAGAATCCAGACGACCCTCCGTTGGCCCCGGCGATTGAGTCGCCCATTTCGCGGGTGGCGGAACGCACCTCAGGGATCCCCTCCCGGATGCCAACCGCAACCCCCGCCGGTGCCTGACGTCCTTCGGGCTTCATTCGTCGCGCCGGGGAGGCGATCCCCATCGTCTTCTTGAACGAGGAGACCATGGCGTCTCCAACGTTTCGCATCGCGTCCTGGACCCACTTGATCCCGCTCTTGATGCCGCCCACGAGCCCATCGATTACGGAGCGCCCGATCCCCTTCCAGTCGAGACCCGTCAGCCACTCGAAGACTTTGATCAGGCCGTACCCAATCGCGAGCCCCGCAGCGAGGGCGAGAGCAAAGGCGGCGGCAAGCAACAGGAACGGGGCAGCGAGAATTATCGCCTTCACGGCCAAGACCGCGAGCGGAGCCACGGCCGCCCAGGCCGCGCTCGTCAGGCCCCAGAGGAGCGCGGCGCCGGCGATGAGGGCTTTGCCGAGGACGACCGTCATCACCCCAGCAAAGAGCGCGGCGGCGACCTTTCCGGCCAAGAGTGCCCCCTCGAGCTTGGTCGCGTCGGACAGGATCTTCGGGTTTCCGATTGCGTCTCGGATCGCGTTCCGAAGACGGAAGAAGCCGATCCCCAGCATCAACGCGCTGATGATCATGCCTTGGAAGAACCGTTTCGCGATCGGCGCGGTCCCGGCGAACCCATCCACGAGAGGCTGGAAAAGTCCCGTGAAAAGAATCTTCAGCGCGCGCCCGCTCGCAGTGTTCTGCGAGAGCAGCTCGGTGATCGAATGCAGGCCGTCGAGGAACTTTTCCAGCCCGAGGCCGGAGAGCATCGCCCCGAAGTTCTCGCGCAGCTTTTCCGCCTGGACGCTCAGCGAGAGCATCTGGGCTTTCGCGAGTCCTCCTAGGCGCGCCTGAACGTCGTCGGCGAGCTTCTTGACGTTGCCGCGAGTCGCGGCGACTCCCGCGGCCATGTTGGCGAAGAGCTGCGCCTGCTCCTCTCCCTGGACGGCCGCCACGGTCGCGACGCCCTTCAGGGCTTGCTCGAGATTCCCCGAGCGGAGACCCATCTTGTAGAGCTGCTCGGTGTAGGCGGCGATCTTGTCGCGGCCGAGAGCCGAACTCCCTGCCACCTTGTCGATCGTCGATTGGAGGAATGAACCCTTGTCGGCGGTGCGTCCGTACCAGTCGCGGATCTTCGTCAGCCCCTCGAGGTGGATCGCTTCGGAGCGCCGCGCGTCCGAGTGGGCGATCCCGAGCTTCAGGAGGGCCGCTCCTGCAGCGATGGCGGCCACGGTCATGGCTACCAGTGCCGCGCGAAACACGAATGCCCGCAGCGCTGCCTTGTCCCCGGCAAACTCGGCGACCTTCGAGGCCATGCTTCCCAGTGGTCCCGGGAGCTTTTGCGCGATCTGTCCGAGGAGACTTAGCTCAGTGCGCGCGCCGCGCCCACCTCGCCGCGCCTTCTCGAACGAGCCACCAAGTCCGACGAAGGCCGCCTGATTTTCCGAGAGACGCTGGCTCGTCTCACTGATTCGACGCTTCAGTTCGAGGTACTGATCGATGTTCTGGCCGTTGCCCTTCTTGATGTTTCGAAGGGCGGATTCCATTCCGCGGAGAGCCTTCTGGTCGGACTCGATCTTGGAGCGCAGCTTGTCGAGCGCAGCGGCGGCGCTTTCGCTGTTCGTTCGGAGGTTTCCCTCCATATTCACGCTGAAAGTCGCCGTCTGCTCCATTTTTCCTACTTCGAAGGCGGAGTGACCGCCGCCTTCAGATAGTGCTCCACGTTCTTCATCCACTCACAGATCAGGGTGATCGCCACAGCCTGTCTCTCGAACCTGATCTCGTCCCCTTCGGGATTTCCGGGAGGCGACTCCAGGAGGGCGTGCATGCACATCACCCGCACGCCCAGCCGCTCGCGCGCCTCTGCGAGCAGCTTGTTTATTTTCCCGCAGTCTCCTTTGCGGCCCCCTTCGAGAGATCCACGAGAGCATCCGCTGCATGAACCAAAAGCACCGGATACTCGCTGAAAATCTGGTCCGCCTGTTCCTTGAATTCTCGCGGATGCACGCACGCCATGACGAGCGTTTCACACGTCGTCGTCGTCGGCTTTGGCAGATCCATGAACTGACGCATGCGTGAGTTTTCGGCCTTTTTCAGGACCACGATGCCGCGCGGCGTGTCGATGGTCACGAAGTCGACACCCAGCACACCGAGTGCGCCCTCTGCGTCGCGCAGCCGTTGTTTGTTGAGGTTGCTCAACTTGAGCGCCTCAATTTGAGCCTGCAGCTTCTCTTCCTCAGTTGGCTCTTTCGGACTGAGTTTTTCCTCTTCCTCCTTGAGAGCCGCGAGCTGCTTCAGAAGTTCTTCTTTGGTTGCCATTTTGTCCCTGTTCTTCCTGGCGCTTCAGCGCCGTTTAGTCGTTGTCCGGGTTCGCGCAGAGGTATGCACCGTCCACCTTGATGAGGAGCGGCTTCAGTTCCACCTCGACCATTGCCAGGTCTGGCCCTTCCTCGTTCGCGGACGTCTCCGTCACGTACCGAAGGCGGAAGAACTCTACCATGTGCGATTGGTTAGAGGTTTCCTCGATGTACTGGAGGACTCCAGCGAACTCCGGCTCTCCGTAGTTCGTCCCGTCCGTGGACATGGCCTTCAGCTTCGCGCGAAGTGCCTGGGCCATCGAGAAGTACATCTTCACCTTCAGAGGATCCGTTTCGTACTTCCCTCGCGACCGGCGATCGGGTGCCTGCGAGCGCTTCGAGGAATACCCGACCGACTCGGTCAGCTTGTGACCCCAGTTCACCGAGGTGTGTCCGTAGAAGATCTCGCCCCCGATCTTGAGCTTCATCGAGCCCCAGGAGACGTCGATTCCGTTTACAGTCTTGATATCGGACATGAGTTACCTTTCGGCTCAGAATGCGGTGATGACGGGGTTCTCGAAGGCGAAGTCCACCTTGATCTCTTCGGGGTAAGCGAGAGGAATGACGCGTACCGAGATCTGGAATTGCTTCGTCGCGAGGATGTTGTCGGTGCGGTTGATGACTGCGCGCGCGCTCGAGGCGAGCGGCTTGCCAAGGAGTCCGGCCGAGAGCGCCGCGTTCACCGTGCTTTCGATCTCGTCCGCGTCCTCGCGTAGGAGGTACCCAGTCTTGCGCGAGACGCGGAGAGGACGGTTGAGGCGCTGCGTCAGCACTGGGCGTACGACCCTCCGCGCTACATTCATAACGCGGCGCTTCGGCATGATGTCGTAGTCCGAACCGGTAGCGCTCAGCAGGAGAGGCCGATTGATGTAGACGCCCTGGGTATCGGCCCAGGTGCGCGCCGTGACGAGACGGAGGGCATCGGCACCGGGGAACAGGTCCTCGTCGTGGTGCTTTGCGTTGCCGTTCTTGTCCTTGATCGATACCCCGAGCATTGGCCCGAGGGTGGGGTCAGCGGCGTTCTGCTCCGCGGTGAGGGACGCCTCCAGCGCCGCGTACGCGAACGCCAGCGACCGGAGAGAGTTTCGGCCCTGCGAAGCGACCTCGATTCCGCCGTAGCACAAGCCGCAGCGCGAACTCGCCTTCGAAGAGACGATCCCCGAAATCGCCGTCAGGTACGCGGCGCGCGTTTCGCCCACGTTCGGCACTCGCACGCCACCAATCCACGTCTTTTCGCGCATTCCAGCCACGGCCGCGTCGATGGTGTCGAATAGAGTCGCGTCGATGTCTCCGGTGACGTAGACGATCTCCCAGTCCTGAGCGGAGGCCTTAAGCGCGTCGAGCGCGGTCTGGAGCTCGGCGGAGTTCGCCTGCGGCGCCGTGCATCGCCACGAGAGAGTTGCGCCTGCGACAATGGTGCCAGCGGCGAAGTTGATGCGAGGACCTCCCGAGTAGAGCTGCAAAAACACGGCCGTGCCGAGGTCGGTCACCGCTCCGTAGTTGCGTCCGTCATCGAGGGAGACCTGATAGGTGATACCGGCCGTGCCGATGGTTCCGCCGTTTGCGAAAAGGATCTTCACCTCGTGGTCATCGAGAGCGACGGTGCCAGTCTGCAGCGTCGGCACGGAGGTGCCGCCGAGCAGCGAGGAAACGAGAGTCCCGACCGATCCTGCCGTCGTCGTGCCGGTACGCACGCAGAGGGGGATGACGCCGTATTTTTCCGCGGCGTAGATGGCAGCCGCCGGAAGACGGCCGGATCCGTACTCCGCGGAGATGTCCGCCGCGCGGCCAAATGCCTGGGGGTCCGTCGAACCCTTCTCGGCCTGTCCGACGATCGCCAGAGGCCGACCGAACTCTGGAGGGATGATTCCGAGCTTTCCGTCTTGTTCGCTGTACGTGAGTTTCGGGGTGGCCATTTACGCCTCTCGTGTGATCGTTTCGGTTTCGGTCTCGGCGCCTTCGGACGCCTCGGTGAGTTGGTAGGAGACGAGTGCCTCGGTATCGGCGGGCGCCTCGAGCATGGGTTCCTCGAGCACGCCGGATCCGCGCGTAAGCAACATCCGCAACGCGGCTCCCGCGTTCGTCTCGCGCTGCTTGCGGTCCCACGTCGCGGACTTCAGGGACCAGTTCCCCATCGGGCCCGCGGCGGTGGTGATCGCGACAATCAGTCGGTCTGCCAGCACGCGCGCGTCGTGGTACATCTTGCGCTCGTCGCGCGCAGGGTCAGCGACAACGCAGTAGATCGTGAAGATCTCGTCCCAGTTCGCCACCGGGGAAGGGTTGCGTCCGGGACGTGACGCGGCGAGCAGGTCACCGACTGCTCCGCTTCGGTCGTCCCCAGGCACGAAGATGATACGCGGCGACGGAAGGACCTTGGTCGGTGCCGACCAGCCAAAGTGCAGCTTCACGGTAGGATCGAGCACAGCGAAGTGCGCGACCACCGCATCAAAACACTCCTCCCAGGAGAAGATGATCGTGTCAGTCACGCGCGCCTCCGAGAGTTGCGCTCACGCGACGGCGAAGTGCCTCGCTGATCGCCTTCACGTAGCGGGGCGGGAGCGTCGAATTTGTCGGGAGAATCGCCCGAGTGATCCCACCCTTCGCGCGTCCAAGGTGGTGGCGGGCTACGTGACCGACGAGACGGAAATGGATCGTTGTACCGATCGCCGCCACGAACAGGCTCTTCTCAGCGCCCGCGAGCGGACGTCCTCCGTCTGCGCGAGACTGCCATGCCTGGCCGTCTGCGCTCGTTCCGGCGTTGATCTGGCGCGTCACCTCGTCGCGTAGATCCGAGGCGGCATCACGAGCGGCCACCTCGAGGCTCTTCGGGAGCGCTCGGAGGCTCTCGATCATCGTGTCGAGTTCGGCGTAGCCGTCAGACATACGACCCTCCTCGACTGAAGTCTTCTTCGCGGCCCTGATCGCGCTGTTGGTCGAAGGCGACGTAGGGGCTTGCCTCGACGTAGGCGCGCGTTCCTCCGAATGCGATCCCGCTCTGACTCGTGTTCTGACGAAGGGGGAGGTCGAACAGTCCGCCCTCGGAGTTGGCCGCTTCGAGAACTTCCTGCTTGGCCTCTGCAGCGTCCGCCTCGTACGCCTGAGAGCCCTCGTCGAGAGGGTCACGGCCCCGGCGAAGCCACACGTCGCGAGTCACGAGAGAGACGATCCACTTGAGGACGAGCTCCGGAACCGGAGCTGCAAATGGGACCGCGTAGCGCTTTGCCAGGCGGCTGTGGATCCACCCCTCGTGCGCTGCGATGCGTGTCTCTACCCAACCCGGCTCGAGCGTCTCCACGTCTTCGACCACAGACCGTGGGGCGGTCGTGCGAAGGAGGAAGTCGGAGAGGGTGAGCGATGCCATGGTGAGTCAACGAGGGAGCAAATCGAAAGTGACAGGTCGCCGCTCGCCGAATGGCGAAACGGACGAGCGACGACCTATCGAGGAAGCCCAGGGACCAGACTTCCAAGTCGTTCGGCGCTTACGCGCCCTTGCACTTCAGGAGGAGGTACGGGTGACCGGCGCCGACCGCGTTGCGGCCCTTGCAGATCCACTCGTATTCGCCGGAGCGCGCGAGTTCGACGTTTGCCCCGTCGTTCCCCGAGTAGAAGTTCACCTTGAACGGCTTGCGCTCCTGGTAGATGACGCCGCCAACCTCGGTGGACTGGACCTGCTCGCACACGGCGAAGTAGGTCGTCTCGTTCTCGTAGCCCGCGAGCTCGTCTGCTTGGATGGGTTCCGCGAAACCGAGGTTCTTGACGAGCGCCTCGACGTCGCTGCTTCCAGCCCCGGACGCTCCGCCAGCCTGGACGATGAACTTCGCGTTCGTGAGTTGCACGGCGCGAGGAAACATCTTCGGCGGAACGATGAGCCCCTTGAGACGCAGCATTCGCGGCGTGATCCCGTTCGGCATCTTGAAGCCGGCCACATAGGCTTGGAGCTTCGCGAGGTTCTGGAGCGCTACATCGGCCGGGACCGCTCCGGACCCGATTTCGTGGATCGGGACTGCCCCGGGGTAGTCTCCGCTGGAGGCACCCGTGAAGAGGTTCGCATAGGTCCCGAGGGCCGCGTTGTTCGGGTTCGTGAGGTGCGCAGCGTGGAAGAACGCGAGCTTGTCGTACCCGATGAAGTCGGTGTGAGCGGTCTTGAGGAACCGTGCCACCTCCTGCTGGGGCCAGTAGCCCATGAGCGCTCCAATGTCGGAGGCCCACTTCGCGGCGAGTTGGATCCCGTTTCCGTCGAGGTCGTCAAACTGCTCCTCCTTCAACCGGAGACCGGCTCCAGCGAAGTCGTTCACGAGCTCCGTGTATGCGGCCTCGATGTCGAGGTAGTTGACCTGGCCGGTTCCAACTCGCTCGATGTTGGCCGTCGAGAGCAAGAACGTGATCAGTTCGCGCTTCGACTCGCTGTTTCGGGTCGTCGCGACCTTTTTCCACCAAGAATTGGTGAGGAGACGCGAGAACTCGTTCTCGATCACGACTCGCATGCGCGACTCGAGATCGAAGAGAAAATTTGGGGTAAGTGCGCCCATTTCCGAGGGTTCCTTTCAAAAAACTTGAGGTGAATTACGGAGCGGACGCCGCGATAGCGAACCACTTGCCGCCGAGGCTCTTCACCGTGACGAGGTGACGTTTCGAGGCGACAAGCGCCGCGGTGAGGGGGACGGTGCCGGTGGCGTCGCGGTACTGGACGGTGTGACCGTTCTTCGTTCCGTCAGCAGAGAACGTCGCTGTAATGCCGTCGCGGCTCGGAGCTGCGAGAGTGACGGTCGAGGCACCCGCCGTCGTGGGAATGTCGTAGAGGGCCCCGTTCTGGACGGTCACCGCGAGGTCGTTCGCCGTGAACGCGAGACCGGTCACTGCCTCGTCGACGTTCTCCTCGTCGTTGAAGGTGTACAGCTCCACGCCGATCATCCCGTTCGCGTGAATGTCCCAAATGCGACCGGCCTGGCTCTTTCCAGCGCCAGCGAGGACGACGGTCGTGTCGTCGACGAAGAAGCAGCGCTTCCCGAGGTCAGCCGCCGTGATGTCTCCGCCGTTTGCGAAGTATTCGACGGTGATCGGATTCGGTAGCTCGATGTTCACCTTTTTGTCGCCGCTCGTAGCGTCGATCTGTTCGATCGCGGTCCCCGCGAACGCGCGTCCTGGTGCCGAGGTCGCCGGGACGACCTTACCCGCGCCGTTCCAGACGAGGGCCGTGCCCTTGAACGCCTTCGTTCCCGAGGCGAGAGTCAGTCTTGCGTATCCCCACTTGTGGGTACGACGGCCCTTGTCGTTGCTGAGTGCGGTCATTTCTTGCTCGTTCCTGCGGACAACGTGCCCACGGCGCTGAAGACAGAGATGTTGTTTTCGTGCTGCACAGCCGGCTTTGCCTTCGCGAGACCGAATGCATGGTCGAGCGCGGCGACGACGGGAGCGGGAGAGAGAGCCGAGAGTTCACCCTTCGGAGTTCCACCCTGCGTCCCGACCGCGCCTGAGGTTTGAGCCGCGGCCGCGATCGCTCCGCTGACCGGGTTGGTGGTGCGGGGAAGCGCCTCAAGGATCGCCTTCACTACGCCCACGGGTTGCTCCTTGAGTTGCGCAACCATCGCAGGGGTCAGATCGGGCCGGCCGGAAATGAGCTTGTCTCGCTCGAGCATGGCGTCGACCAGTGTCTTCACCTGCGCGGTGACACTGGGATCCTGGCCCTTCTTTTCTTCTTCCTCGGCTTCGGCTTTCGCCTTTGCTTCGGCGGCCTTCTTTTCCTCTTCTTCGGCTTTCGCCTTTGCTTCGGAGTTGCCCTTCTTGAGCTCTTCGCATTCCGCGACAAGCGCCGCGACCTGAGCCTTCAGGGCTTCGTTTTCCTTCTTCAGTTCTTCGGGATCCATCGCTTGGCCTTTCAGCAAAGCTCTCAGCGCCGCCGGGAGCTTTTCGGGGTCTACAGAAGCGACCGCCCGAGAATCGAGCGCGGCGCCTTGGTCGGAGATCGAGTCCACAAACCCAAAACTCAGGGCTTCCGCCGCCGAGAGGTATTTCTCCTTCTTCAGGAGAGCGCGGATCGAATCGGAATCGAGCTTCGTCTTCGCGGCGTACAGCGCGACCATTTCGGCACACTTCGCGCGGAGGAACTCCGCGTTCTGCTCCATCTGATCGGCGGTGCCGCCCTCCGTCCACCGCGGCTCGTGCACCATCCACGAGCCACCGCGAGCGATGTGAATTTCATCACAGGCGAGCGCGAAGACGGTAGCGATTGACGCGCAGATTCCCTCGACGATCGCGACCTTGCGCGCCTTGACTTCGGAGAGAGTAGCGAAGCACGCCCAGCCATCCGGAACGCCTCCGCCTCCTGAATTCACGTGCACGACGATTTCGTCCACCTCGCCGATCATCGCTAGCTGAGAGAGGATCGATGCCTGGGTGATCTCGCGGCCAAACGTGCCGATCGCGTAGATGTTTCCCCGCTTCATGCTGCGTCTCCAGTCTTCACGACTCGCAGTTCAGGTTTTCCAGAGGGCTTCGCTTTGAGCGGAACTGAGAACTTGGCGGCGAGTTCGACGGCATCGATCTGCTCACCGACGGCCGCATAAGCCTCGGTGAGAGCCTTCACCGCCTGCGCTGCCTTGAGGAGCGCATCTGCGTCGGACGAGCGTGACCGAGGTGGCGTCGTGTCGAAGGAGACCACCGCACAGTTCTGCAGTGCCGCCTCGCCGAAGCGCGCGATGATGAAATGTGGAATGACCTGGGTATTCAGGGTCCACGCGAGAGCGTCAGCGTCGCCCTGAATTAGGTCGGAGCGGATCGCCTCGTGGATGTTGGCGTTCGAGAATCCTGCGCCGCCGTCCGTCGTCACCATCTGGCCCGCGTAGGCAATGATGATCTCGCGCTCGGAGCGCTCGATGGTCGCTTCCCACGACTCATGGCCTCGGCCGTTGCTCTCGAGGAGCTTCACGTCGTACCCGGGGGTGAGCCCGAAGACGGTGTTCACACCCCACGCCATGACTCGCTTGAACCAGGAGTCCTTCTGCGCCTCGGAGGCGCCCTGCGGGGCTACGGCGACGCGGGCAGGGTTCGCTAGCTTGCCCTCCCAATTGTCCTTGTGGAGCCCGGCGTGCTCTTTCCGGATCCACGCCTTACCGACAGCTCGCCATCGACCAGACTGCCAAGGGCACTGCACTCCGCCGGGGATGTGCATCACCCACCGGCCGTTTCCCGGCTCGATGGGGAGTAGGCCTGCGACCGACTGATAGAACCAGCGGTTGTCGGACCATCGGTAGATCAGGAACTCGGGGTCGAGGCGAACGAGCACGGGGTAGTCGCGCCCAGGGACCGGGACGAGCTCGCCGATTCCCACCCCTAGCTCGAAGCCGTCACGCGACAGGGCCTCCAGTTCCGCCGGAGGGCACATCTGGTCGAAGACGCTGCGCACCGAGTCGTGGCCGACTTGGAGCGCTGCCACCTGGTCGGGTGCTCCACGAAACGCACGCGGAAGTCGCACGAGACCCTTCGAGCGCACCTCCGAGAGACCGGACACGACTCCGTCTCCTCGAGCTGCCCGCATGAGCCGGGCAGCGCGCGAGAGGTAACCGGCATCCGCCGAGCGGATCGCTGACTCAAGGTCGGCGAGGTACCACCGGGTCTGGGTGAACGGGAGCGGAGAGAGCTGTCCTCCGTTCGCCTCGCGCACGCGCTCGACACTGGGGTCTCCAAGCGACGGCTCGGCCGCCGGACGCGCGAGAGACGCGAATCCGATGAACGACATGAACCAAGCTCCGAGCTTCACACTCGGGACATTCGCCGGTCGCGAGTCTAGTCGCACGCAGCATGCGCGCGCGGACTTTACAGGTTTACAGGTTTACACCGCGGGGTGTCCCATAGTTTACGGTCTATCCCGTATGACGACTCCAGCACGGACTGGGCAAACTCACCCGGGAGCATCTCCCCAGACGCCCAACGGCTCACGGAGCTTGGGACCACGCGGCAGCGGCGCGCCATCAACCTCCGGGAAGTTCTCTGGAGTACGTGGAGCAGCCAAACGCGCCCCGCGGTGTCGTGGTGGGGGATCATCGGAAGACATCGGCTCCAGAGTACGGGTCAAATCCCGGGGGCTCATCGTCTCCGTCGTCCAACGTGTCTTCGATTCCCCCGAGGGGATCCTGACGCAGAGAGAGCGGTTCCCACACCGAGAGCGCGAGGGCATCGTAGCGATCGGGGGACCGTCCGAGAGCCTTCCGGATCTGATCCTTCGGTGTGACCTTCAGGCGGCCGTTTGCCTGCTCTTTCCACTCCAGAAAGTGCATTTCGGCCGCGAGCTTCGCATCCTCGACGATCGCGCCACCCTCGCGCACCCACGCCTCGAGGTTTGCGCAGAGCGCATCGCGTTGGCGATCGTAGACCTCCGGCTGTCGTAGAGCCTTGTCGGATGCCCTGATCGGGACGAGTTCGAAGGCGTCCGGGTTCGACTCGACGAATCCACGAAAAACCCCGTAAAGCTCGGCGCCGATCGCTCCTTCGCGGTCGAAGACCACGACCGGGGTCTCGCGCGGAAGCCGGTGCCGCTGCAGGATCGCGATCGTCTGCACGAGGATCGCCTGGGCGGAAAGTCCTCTTAGTGCCAGCAGTTCGATCTGCTTCAATCCACGGCGCGGAACGAACGTCGACTCGTCTCCGGCCTCACTGGCTCCTGCTGGGTCGATTCCGAGGTAAAGTCTCCCGGTCGATGGGGTCTCCTCCCATCTGGCCTCGGCCTGCTCAAGCATGTGGATCGAGAAGATCTTCCCGTCCTCGCGGGTCGCGAAATTACCTTCGACGCGCACCTTGAACAGTGCCGAGTCGCGCCCCCATTCCTGCTCTTTTTCCCTCACCCACGCGCGCGTGGCGAGGCCCGGGATCACAGTCTTGCCGGTCTTGCAGTTCGGGGTGTCCTCGCTCGAGACGCGGATCGCCTTGTAAAGGTGCGCCTTTTGGTGGTGACTCTCATAGAACTCACCTTCGTTCTTCGTCGGGTTCGAGTAAAGAATGATCCGCGCGCCGCCGGCGCGGTTTCCCTCGATCGCCTCGAAGATCTCGCGAGCAACACCGGATGCCTCGTCCACGACGTAGAGCAGGTTTTCGCCAGAAACTCCCGCGACTGCTTCAGCCTCTTTTGCCGTGAATCCCACGATCTCGCGAAAGTCGGGCGACTTCAGTCCAGTTCGCGCCAGCTCACCGATATCGCCGTCGATGAGCGTAGAGTGCTCGCACGGGACGAGCGGAAGGTTTGCCTTTTTGCATTGGACGCAGCGACCACCGCGGCTCCGCTGCATCTTCACCTCGCGCCATAGGATCTGGTTCACCTGGCGGTCGGTTGTGCTCGTCATGACGACGCGCGCGTCTCGGTACGAGCAATAGAACCAGAGGGCGACCATCGCGGCCGAGCACGATTTGCCGATCTTGTGGCCGCTCGACACCGACACGCGACCATGATCGCGGACGGCCTCCAAGATCTCGATCTGCTTGTCCCACGGATCCATTCCGAGGATTTCCCGCACGAATGAGGTCGGATCTTGCTGGTAGCGCGGCGACGGCCAGCGGATCCGCTTCGATGCCTCGAGCTCGAATAGGATCCCGTCCGCGAGGTCCCCACCGAACGTCTTCAGCTCCTTCCCGCGCCGCTTTCTGGAGGCCAGTTCTTCCGCGATTGAGAGGGTCATGCGTTGAGCTCCTGTAGCTTCTGCGCGACCTCGCGCGCCGCGTCGGGGAACCGCGCGAGAGTCTCAGACAGCACCGCGCGCACCTGCTTCCAGCGGTTCGTCTCGGTGAGTTTGCTTTCATCGGCGGCGGTCAGTTCCCCCGAGAATTTAGCGAGATCCATGATTGTTTTCCGCTCAAGGTCGAGCAGCTTGATCAGGTCGCCAGGACGCTCCCCGTTTTCTGCCGCCTGGCGGAGCTTCGTGACGTACTCAAGGTGCTCACGGGCCCGCGTGCGGACGTCCTTGTCTGAACCGTCCGAGGGAGCTGGAGCTGACACCGGAGAGCTTGGCGGCCGCTCGGGTGCCGGAGCAGACGCGGAGGGAGCGCGGTCCCAGAGGTCCTCGGTGAGCTGCGGCCAACGTCTCGCGATCCGCTGGCGGTTCCCGGAGTCCGGCTTGCTCTCACCGTTGCGCCACCCCTGAGCCGCCGCCCTCGACACCTCGCAGGTCGACGCGAGAGCTCCGAGGGTGATCCCCTGGTCGCGGATCATGGCCTGGCCGAGGTTGGTGATTGGCTTCGTTGGCTTCGTCACGGGTGTAAACCAAAATTTTTTCAGAATTTCGCCGGAATATTTTCACGGG